GTTTGTCCAAGTTGTATTGCCTTCGCAAGCATTCATTTCATAGTTTGCAACAACGACTCCAGACTGATTGTACAATGCTATTCTATTGCTTCCGTTTGCCAAAACGCTTGGCTTTCCAAATCGCCAGTCGCTACCTGCGTCATTAGGGACAAGTATGTAGTCTCCCGACATGCCTCCTGATGTCCAACTGCTAGACCCGTTTTGAGTTCCATCATTGTTTCCGCTGAGTGTTTTGACTCCATTTGTGAGAGTCATGTTTGACATGTCGCAACCTGTATACAATTGATGCCAGTCGCAAAGATTGAAATCTTTAACAATAGTAAACGTCAGTTTTTTGTAATACTGCAAATTTGACGTTGTTCCAGACACAATGCTGTTTGTTTCGCACAAAGACTCTTGCGTTGGCACAGATGAACTAGCAGAAATAGAAGTAGTAAATATTTCTTGTGCTCCGGCATTCCCAAACTCAACCCGCATTGTTGTTGAATTATTGTTGCAAGTGAAATAGACGTTTAGCTCCCAAGGAGTTACTTGGTTGTCATTGTATTGAGTTCCGTTTACATATGAATACCAAGCGTTTTCGTTCAAATAGTCATACGCACCAATCGGTTGACCTGTGTCCCATCCATCACCAACCACAAAATCTTTGTACTGGAAGCAACCTGCTGGCAATCCCGATGTTGAAAGTGTCATGTTTGATGCAATCAACTCTGCCGATTGCCAAACGTATGGTCCAGTAGTTGTGTATTGAGTTACTGGATACAACAGACTTGTAACAACTATTTGCGATGGAGGATTGCACCGGCAGCAACTGGCATAGGTTGTGGGGGGAATGCCATTGCACCCACAAGACGGGCATTTAGCCCCCATCCATCTCATTCCGTTTGTCATCTGTACTTCCTACGCAGGGCATGAAACTTGAACGATGACATATTTTGCAACTTCTTTGTAGCAGGTCAACATTGCACCGGATGCAATTGATTCCTCCCAAGGATTGATGATATCTACATCTGCAAGCCCCGCTGTCTCGTAAGCAGTTCCCCCAGAATTGATCTGCAAGATGTCTGCTGTTCCTGTTCCAAATGTCAGTCCGCTTGCAGCAGTGATTGCTGAAGTTGCGGTCAACTGCTTGAGGCTTGATCCAGATGAATCATCAAAGACCCAAAAAGCTCCAACGCGAAACACTTCAATGTAAACGCCAGCTTCCAGATCGGTTTCGCTGGCGTTATAGACTTCGACGTTTGTGTCTGCTTCTTCAATTAGCTCACCCGTGACGAACCGCACCAGCGTGCATACTCCGCTTGTACAAGTAGTGTCTGACCTACCATCGATTCCTTCAGCAGGAACCTTTGCGTAAATATGCTCTCGACCTGTTGGAGCAATGCCACTAGAGACTCCACGCATGGCTTCTTTGCCTACGCGAGAAAGTGCTTCTGCAACTTCTTTACTTTGAAAAGCGTAGTTTGTCATTTTATGCCTGCATGAAACCTTCAAAGTCTATTTCGTCAACCGTATCAAACCTGACATAGTCAGGAGCACCTAATTGATTCCCGCCAACTCCTGGGTCACCAAGTCTTTCCCCAAGAACTGTTATAAGACCTACGTTTCCAATACCTGTTTCTTCGCCAACTAAAAACTGTCTTGCGTCACCGTTTTCATCGAAGTACCAGTGTCCAATTAGGGGAACACCATGTGCATGACCAATAAAAAGACTTGTTCCAGTTGAATCCTTTGCCGAATACTCATCGATCATAATGTTGTAGGTCACTCTGTGCCAAACTTCTTGTGCAACACCTGCACCATCCTTGACAGTAATTTCCTGCTCTACAGCATTTATGGCTGTTATCATTGCTGATTTGATAGGAAAGCCTCGATACTCTTGCGTGTTTACTCTAAAGCATCTTTCTAAAAGGTTTTGGTCTGTGAATGTGTCTTCAAATTGAGTGACTGTAATTTGTAGAAGCGGTTGCTTCCTTGTGATTGGTTGATCTATTTCATTGCTTAGTTCTCCATTTCCAAAAGTGTCAAGAGTTGGAAGATATCGCGTTGACCTAACGCCAAGATCCAAATCCTCTCCAAGTCCATCTGCTCCATATGCTTGAGCAGAGTTTAGAACAATGTCGCGACCTACTACACTCCGAGTAACAACGGGTACAATGTCGGTTACATTTGTTGGTGGCTCTTGTGGCTCTGGATCTTGCGGTGTTTCAAACTCTTGAGCTTTACCTTGTTTTGCACCACCACCACCACCACCTCCGCTGCCGCCTCCAGTTTGAAAACTACAGTTAACTTCAAACACTGCCGTGTTTTCTTGTTTTCTTGTAACTGTTTTTGAAGTGCATACTGCAAGAGGCACGCTTACATTTGCAACTGGATCATAATAAGTGTTGTAATTAACCTGCGGTATCCTGACATTTGTAACAGAATCCTTTGCTGCTGCTGCGTGAATATCATTAACCTGCGAACCGTGAAAATTTGAATCGCTAGGATCTGTTACGATCACAATGTACTTCTGATTCAAAGTTAGTTGACAAGACTTTTGTCCTCCACTGTTGTTTGCATTTGCAGAGTACCCAGTGTTACGCAATTGACAAACTTCATAAACCCATGCCATGCTTTTTCCTTTAAGGTATAGCTACTGTGTTGTTGTCCATGCCAGGTTGCTGACTAACACTTAAACTTTCTATTGCGGCTTTTGTTTCTGTATGCAGACGAATTTTAAGTTCTCGGTCTTCTTGATATCTTTTTTCTTGCTTTGCTTCTTGCTTTGCATTGTCACGTTGCGTTTTTAGATAGACATATTCCTCAACGCTGTTCTGCATCATTTTTCCCGGTCCAGCAGTATCAGCAGCATCCTCTATTTTTCTGGCCTGTCGCTTTTCTTCATTGAGCTTGTCTTCTTCAAGTGCTCTTTCAGCATCTGCTGCCATTGCATCTTTCTTCATTTGCAAGAGCATTCTTTCGTCCATCGCGGAGCCAACTGTTCCCTTAATCTTTGCTGCATAGTTATCATATTCTTCCTGCATTTCCATCATGTGACGTTCTTCATCACTTGCAATTTGCTTTTGCAATTTGCCTCGTTCTTCAAGATAGTTTAGTGCTTCTTCCTCCGCTTGTGCTCTTTTCTTGTCTGCGTCTTCAGCAGCAGAATAATTGGCTTCCCCTGGAGGAAGTCCAGATGCTGCCCTTGCTCTTGCCAATCTTTCATTGGCTTGCTGCTGTTCTTGAGCACGCTTCAATCTAAGTGCATCCTCCGATTCAAAAATTTCCAAAAAACTTCTAGCTCCCATGACCCACTGTCCAACCGCAGACCACCCCTCGCGATTGCTTATGGCATCAGACACTAACTGGTCATTCATTTGGGTTCTAATGTCTTGCTCTCGTCTTCTGCTTCCTAATGGTTCTGAGCTTCCAGGCACGCGATCTCTGCTTGGAATACCAGAACTTCCTTCAAGATCTCTTGCTTTTTGTCTTGTTCTTTCAAGTTGGTTTGCTTGGGAAATTACATTTGACATGTGAGACAAAGTCTCGTTTAGAAGGTCAAGAACTCCGGTAATTGGACCTTGCTTTGATTCCCCCATATTTGCAAACAAGTCATTAAAGTTGTTTGCGACTAAATCAAGCTTTCCATTTAAAGTCTGTGCCTTCTTTTCCAATCGACCAAAGTACAGACCACCCTTGTCAGTAGCTTTTATCAGTGCATTGTTTACATGCTCTGCTGTTATTAATCCCTGCTCCATTGCCTTGGCAAAGTTGGTCATGCTAACACCAGCTTCGTCAGCAATGAGTTTCAAAGAAAATCCAGCATTGATCAACTGGTTCTTTTCCTGACCCATTAATTTGCCAGCAGCATTAACCTGAGCGAATGCTCGCGTAAGATTGTCAAACGCTGCTGCCTCGCCTCCAGCCGCAATGCCAAGCCTCTCGACGATGTCTACGATGTTTTCAGTCGCAAGACCGTAGGATGCCCATACTCTTGCGTTTTTGATTAGACCCGAAGTTGTCAAAGAAGATTCGCGAGCAATTTTCCTAAAAGCATTTGCTGCCTCTTCTCCAAAGTCTTCGCCCAGAAAAACCTTAAGGTCGGTTGCTGCTTCTTGTAGATCTCCAAATTCTTGCAGCATCTTGGCAACAACAGCAGAGCCAGCAAAACCAACCCCCAGTGCAAGACCAGTTGCACCACCTGCCATAGCACCGATGCCAATGCCTCTACCAACAGCCGCACCACCTCTCCCTCCAAACATTGAAGCAGCGGCCCCGCCAATGTTCGCTAGGTTCATGCGATTTGTAGCAATAGTATTTGCATTCTTTGCTTTTGTGTTTAAAAGCAACTTGTGAGTATGCTTATTAATTAAAGCATTCTCTTCGTAATACTGCCTTTTCAACCTTTTCTTTGCGTGCAAATAAGCCTTTTGATCAATCAACCCTGCCTTTTGAGCACGGTTTGCCTGCATTATTTCTTTCTTGTATCGCTCCAAAGGAGTGCGTGTAAGAGCAACATCCTTAGCAAGCTTCCTGCTCATTTTGGAAGCTTTTTCCACTCCTCGGCTGAACAAAGAACTGTCTGCGATAATATCATATCGCAGAGCACCGATACGCACGTTATTACCTGCCACTGGTCAACCTCTTGAGTGCTTCGTCTGGTTCTAGCATGTCTGATGAGGACTTTGTTTGCTGCTCGGCAACTTCAAATGCGATCCATTGATCTACCAAGAGAGGACTGACTGAATTCATCCAATGGCATGGGTCGTCAATGCCCAGTTTCTGACAAATCCTGAACACCCAACGCAACCTAAAGTTTTTGTCGAAGTGCTTCACTAGCCGATCTACTCGGCCTCGTCGTTTCCCTCAAGTTCTCCATTGATTAGCATCACTGCCTCAATGAATGGATCTAGTTTACTTCCGTCAAGAGCAAGCAAATCCTTGGAGTCACCTTCGTTGAACATTGCCTTTCCATCTTTGTCGCAGATGTGATCAATGATCAAATTCACCCTGCGTCTTTGCTTTGACTCATTTGTCAAATTGCCGTTCTTGTCGAACATTTCTGCAATGCGTTTTGATCTCTGGAGTTCACTCGAAGGCTTGACGTACAAAACGCCAAGTCCTTCGATGTTTACTTCTTTGACTTCAATTTTGCAATGATCAAGCAGTGACTGTTTCGTCAGGGAAGTCATCTCGGTAATCCTCTTCGGGGAGTTCAGTTGGGTCAAACTCTGGTGGCATCACGCCACTGGAGTTGTCACCAAGAATAGCACCGACCTCATCTTCGATCAAGGATTTATCGACTGGTGAAACCCTACCAATAAAACAAATCGAGCTTCCGAAATCCCAAGACTTGTATCCAACCAAAGTGCCATCGACAACAATTCGGTATTGCTTGAATACCTCTTTGCTTCCGGTAGCAAGATTTTTGCCTTCGCACGGGAGAAGTTCGATTTTCATTTTTAAGACTCAACAGTAAAGGCTGGCCCAGTTTGCCCATCGTAAGCAAAGGTTACGCTAACAACCGCAAGGTCGTTGGTGCTTAAGTCTGGCAAGCTATAACTGGTAATAAAACCAGTTCCGATTAGAGTTGCAGCATTAGTGTTTGTACTTGTGCCAAGTGCAAAGGTAATTGTCAGAGTGTCTAGCACGCCAACAATTGCATCAAAGTCGAAAGTTGGATCGAAAATGATTTCAAGGGAGCACTCGCCGGGATCAGTAAGATCGCCGGGGATGTACTTCATGAAACCAGTTGTATCGAGGCAACTTGCATCAATCTTGTCTTGAGTAAGCTCAGGAAGCGTCAAGCTTCGCACGCATCCGGTAATTGCATTGGTAGTTAGGACGGCAGTTGTGCCTTGTCCAGTCATTCCCTGATATGTCATATCGGTTCCTTGCTAAAAGGAGTTGTAAGAAACTTCAAAAGTTTGAATTGTGCGAAACAGCCAGTGGTCTGTTCCATCATTTGGTTTGTCTACTAAATAGACTCGGCCAGTATCTTGACCGATGCCTTTGATAAACGTGCCGCTATAAACACCTCGTTCACCATTTAACGATGCTCTTGCAGCAGCGTGAAGTGCATCTGCCTGACTTCGCGTTTCACCGTAGCATTCTACTCTAATTTTTGCAGTTTCAAATCCAACGAAACCACTTAGGCAATCTTCAGCCGACTCTGACACAATGTAGAGCAGCAATGCAGGCATGACAGAGTCCTCGGGAATGAAGTCAACGGTGACTCGATTACCCGCTAGTGATGTCACGGTTGCATCGTCAGCAATAATTTGTCGAACTGCGGTGGCTACACTCATGACTTAAAATACCTTTTCATGCGTGCTTTGATTATCCGTATCATTGCTTGGCGTTGAAGCATAATCGTTGACTTGGCAGCAGGCGCAAGCCAAGGACGCTGCATATGATCCTTTCCGGTCCAGTCACCCCACATGATATGCTCTGCTGGCTTGCCACCGACCATTGGCTCATGAATGTGGCCGAAGTTGTATTGATAGTAGTCCGTTCCAACGATTGCTGTGCTCGGTGCTTTTTTCTTGTAAGGAAGAGTTTTTCGAGTGACTGCCTTACTCATGTCGTTTCCGGCAGGAGTGCCAATGCGTTTTCTTGGTTTTTGCCCCCACTTGTCTCGCGTGCCTGTCTTGCG